ACCCGATGACCGTCAAGATGGAGATGATCAAGCTGGAGGCGCTGAAGGCCGGGCTGCCGTTGCTGAAGCAAGTGCTGGACCTTGCTGAAAAGAACATCGACAACATCAAGAACAGCATCAGCGCGATCGGTGCAGAGCTGAAGAGTATCGGTACGCTGTACGCGGCGATCAAGACGCCGGGCGACTACGAGGGCTGGTGGGCCGACGCGCTGTTCGGCAAGAAGGGCGAGTCCTCGATCCGGGACATCCTTGAATGGATGGCCAACAAGATGGGGCTGGACACATCGATCGCTGGCAAGGACGCGGTCAGCCAAGGCGGCAATCTACCGAACGTCCAGTCCGGCACGTCAGCTCCGGTGCTGCCGCCGGAATTGCGTGTGCCAGAGAAGCCGCTCGGCCAGCGGATGAGGGAGAGGCTCCAAACGTCTCCCTACATGGAGCAGGACAACAACGAGACCGCGAAGCCACTCGGCTTCATGACGCAGGACCTTGCAGACAAGACCGAACTCAACACCGGTCAGATGTCGAAGCTGACCGAGCAGATCGAGAAGCTCAACAACTTCTTTGAGCGCGGCGAGAACAAGAGCGGCGGAGGTGGTTTCGGTGGCGGTGGCGCGAGCGGGAGCTGGGGCAGCGGGGCGCCCGCTTCCGCGAGCGCGGGAGGTGGCGGCGGCGGGGGAGGCGGGGGAGGCGGAGGAGGCGGCAGCAGCGGCGGCGGAGGTGGGGGTGCTAGCGGCACCAGTAGCGGCGTCGATGCGAATGAGGTCTTCGGCAACAAGCCCGTCACCGTGCCGGGTGGCAACGTCATCCAGAACGCGGAGGGCGGCGGCGGCAATGCGCCACCACCCGGAGCCGCAGCCGCGCTGGCGGAAGCGCGCGCCCATCTCGGTGAGCACGAGATTCAAAACAACGGCGCATTGCGGGCGTTCATGAAGTCGAGGGGGTTCGACATCAACCCGGCGACGACGCCATGGTGTGCGGCCTTTGTGAATGCCACGCTGAAGGGGCAGGGCATCAAGGGCACCAACTCGCTGGCGGCTTCCAGCTTCACGAGGTACGGCACTCCCGTCGAAGGCAAGAATGTGCAAGCGGGTGACATCGGCGTAGTTCGCGGCACTTCGCCCAGAACCGGACAAGAGGGCAAGCACGTCGGCCTGCTGACCGGCAACACCAAGATGGAAAACGGTCGCCTGATGGTCGAGATGATCGGCGGCAATCAGGGCGGCGATAACGTCAGCAGGGATTGGTACCCGGCGGACAAACTGCACATGCGGCGGGCTCCCGCGCCAACCGAGGGCGCGACCGGCACCAATGCGGAGAGACCGAGAACCGGCGGCTATTCCACGCAGCTGTTCAGCCCGCGCGAAACGCAGCGGAAGCCGATCGGACTTGATCTGCTTGATCGCGGTGAGCTGGATCGCAGTGTGCTGCAGGACAACACCAAGATCGATGCCAAGGGCAGCGTCAAGGTTCAGGTCGGCGGCAAGACCGCGACCGAGAAGGCTGCCGACAGAAACGAACTGTTCGTGAAAGGGTCAATGCAGAACATGGAGCAGATGCCGCAAACGCCAACCGGCGGCTCCAGCGTTGACGAGGTCGCAAAAAACTACATGCAAAACAGGTAACAGATGCCCCCACTTCCAACTCAACAACAGCCGCTGCAGCAGTCGCAGCCGGTCGCGTCCGGGGTAGGCCAGAGGCCCGCGCGCGCGACCAAGATCATCGAACTGGAGTCCGGCATTGCGTGGCGCGGCAAACTGATGCCAGCGCGATTTCGCAATGCGCGTTTCCATGTTGACAGCGCGGTGCGCGAGTCCGGTCGCAGGATCGTGCCGCACGAATATCCGAAAAAGGATATCCCGTACGCCGAGGACATGGGGCGACGCGCGCGCGAGTTCAGCATTCGCGGCTACATCATCGTCTATCCGCGCGACGTTGGCGGCGAAGGCAATGAGCTGAAGAAGAGGGACTACACCACCGCCCGCGACGCATTGATCACGGCGCTTGAAACAGATGGGCCGTCCACGCTGCAGCTGCCGCTGCTCGGCATCATGGAGGTGGCGTGCACGCGCTACCGCATCACCGAAGAGAACCGGGCGGGTGGCTACTGTTCATTCGACATGAGCTTCGTCGAGTACGGCAAGCCGCCGGTCTCAGGATCGCGCATGAGCGCGCCCGGCGTCGAGTATGCCGCGACCAAACTCAACGCCGCCGGGCAGGCTCACCTTGAGGCGGGATTGAGGAAGGCTGGTTCATGATAGCCAATGAAGACGTTCAGGAAGGTGCAAAGATCGTCACGCTGGCGGCGGACTTGCTGCTCGGAACATCGGTTAATGACAGGAAGGGCCGCGAGGCATCAAACCTTCGCCGCGCCTGCGGCGAACTGAAAGCCAACGGGAAAAACTTCATCGTTGACAACGTGATCGCCGAAAAACTGTCGAACGCTTTCGAGCGGGCGCGGCTGAACGGGGCGACGATGAGCGAGTTCAACCGGATACGCGAAATCATCCTCGCCGAGGCGGTGGTCTCGCTGGTGGCGGTTCTGCTCAAGAATAGCTGCATCTGCTTCAGCCTGCAGCAGATGTCGCTGGTTATCGTCAGCATGACATTCACGAGCCGCGAAGATGTCGATGAGGTTCGCAAGGAAGTCAACGCAGCGTTCGACCCCGCCGAAGATAACGCTGCCGACGAGATGGCGCTGGAAGTCTATCGCACGCTGATAGCGCTGCACGCGGCAGTGACATTCCACATGTACGAGACCGCGCGCCCGCTGCCGCAGATGTTGAACTACAAATTCGGCACGCCGAGGCCGACGCTGATCCTGTCGTATCGGCTCTACGATACCGCAGCGCGGGCCGACCAGCTGCGCGAGGAAAACAAGATCGTCCACCCAGCCTTCGCGCCGCGCGAGGGGCAGGCGCTGGCGTTCTGAAATGCCAAATCCGCAAGAGGTCGCCCAGCTTCTTCTCGGCTCGCTGGTGTTTGAGGACTGGGAGACGGTTCTGGTCCAGCACCGCTGGCAGCAGGCGTGGCCGACTTTCAAGTTCGCCTCGACCGAGGGAAGCCTGCCGACCGACTATCGCAAGCTCCAGTTCAAGCCGGGTGATCCCTGCACCATCCAGCTCGGCGGCCAGCTCGCTGTCACCGGGATCATCACCAACCGTCAGGTCGCCTACACCGCGACCGAGCACGGCATCCAGCTATCCGGCGTCGGCAAACAATGGGGACCAGCGACGTCCAGCGTCCCGATGAAGGACAACAAGAACAATTTCGACAACAAGAACGCCGAGGACGCCATCAAGAAAGCGGTTACGCAAGTCGGCGGCAGCCTCAAGGTGATCGGAAACGTGGACAAGAATATTTTCGAGAGGCTGCAATCCTTCCCCGGTGAGCAGACGTGGGACTTTTCGTGCAGGGTCGCCAGAATGGGTTGCGCGACGATGGGCACCGATCATCTCGGAAATTTCCTGCTGATCGGCGAGCACTCGTACCCGGTCACGCAGGAGTTGATCGAGGGTCAGAACATTCTGAAGATGCAGTGCGTGTTCTCGAACGAGCAGATGTACAACGAGTACGCGTTGACCGGGCAGTTCGCCGTCAGCGATGACAAGACGCAAAAGCAGGCCTCCGAGATGCGCGCCAAGGCTGAAGGCGTGATGGAGCAGGCGCTGCGGCACATCGAGATCGTGACGGACCAGCCGGTGAAGTCGCCTGAGCAGCTGCAGCGGCGAGCCAACTACGAGGCTCTCCAGATGGACGGCACGCAGCTGGTCTGCAATGTCACGGTGCAGGGCTGGCTGCGCGACGGCAAAAATCTCTGGCGCTGCGGCGATCTGGTCTACATCAAGTCGCCGATGTGTCCGGTCGATATGGCGATGAAAATCCAGACCGCGACATTCGCGCAGGACTCTCGGGCAGGGACCACGACGCTGCTTGAATGCGTGTTGCCGTGGAAGCTGGGGCAGAGGCAATATCAAGGCGGCAACGCTCCGGGTACGCCGCAGCCGTCAGCGGATATCGACTACGCTACACCAGCGGCGCCGGGGTCTGATCAGACAGCACCGATGTAAGGGGCAAGCATGTACAATCAATCTCCACTGACATTAGGTTTCTTTGGGCACACCAGCGGCGGCTCGCGCGCGCTGGTCGATGAGATCAGCGACAACCCCATGATGCAGGAGATGAAGGGCTCGTTCATGCAGGGCGAGGCCCGCGAGAAGATCGAGAGTCCACAGAACTACGGCTTCACTTCGGTCTGCATGCCAGCGACCAAGGGCAAGAACGGCGAGATCGAGGAATGCGCCGAGGCCTACATCAGCTTTTTGGGCGGCAACCGCAGCTTTCCGGTCGCATCGGTGATGGACGATCGGCGCTACCGGCTGAAGGAGCTGGAGAAGGGTGACGTGGCGGTGTTCGACCATCACCAGCACCAGATGCACTTCAACAAGGACGGCATCTTTGTCACCGGGCGCACCGACAAAAAGGTGAAATTTCAGTTGGCCGATCCGCCGCAGGAACAGCAGTCCAGTAGTTCGTCCAGCGGCGGCAACCGCAAGAAGGGCCAGAACAAGCGCTACGACAAAGAGGGCAAGCAATACTACGAGATGACCAAGGACTCGACCAATCTCGTCCACGACAAGA